ACGTCTTCGTTCATTATTCAACCGTTTCCTCAACCCTACGTGCGAGATGTATCTGCCAGTCTGTGTACTCAGCCAATTAGCTACTTCACGGTAGCTGTACTGATTTACGTGCTGTCTAGCTTTCTCTAACAAGTCCAATTCAATTTGGATAGGTTGAAGAATGTCGGGGTCTTCATCATCCTGTTTATATCCGAATGGTACTGTACGTGCAATACGTGGGATAGGTATCCACTCGTTTTCTTCTTTAATGTCTGTTGGCTGTGGTAGCTTCCACTTGCCTATGCTTCTAGTCATCGTCCTCAACTACAGCTTTAGGTGGCATAAGCATAACGCCGCCACTTGCTTCTACCTGCATCTTCTCTGTCTTTACCAGACCTACACGGTCAAGCAGTTCTTTAGCTGCAGACATCTTATCACGAATACCCAACTCAGTCGGGTCATACAATGCACCTGTCATCGCCATCGCAGCCTTCGGCGCATTACGTGCCATGTACATTTGCGTTGCTTCAAGAATCTCTTCTTTAAGACCTTTGACAATTTCGCCAGTGCTAGAAGTGTCAGCATACCCCGCCAGTTTCTTGGCAGCAACCATGTCACCACCAGCTTCATCAAACAAGACATCCAGAAACTTCTGCTGTCGTTCTGTTAGTTGTCTAGCCATTTACTTGCCTTTGTTTTGACACTTGCCTACAGCACCGCAGTTTGCTGGTGTAGGACATCCTTTACACGGTTTAAATTTTTCCATTAGTCTATCGCCTTTTTAATTGTCTTAACTACCATTTCTAAAAAACCGGGAGATTGTTTATTCTTATCACCCGTACCAAAGCTGATACGTTCAGCTATAGATTTTTTTCTGGGGTCACTTCCTGTGTGGTACGTTTGTGCTTTAGAACTTTTGCTTTTTTCAATCCAGCCCATTAGAACTCCCCATTGTGCATTGCGTTAGCTAATTTTGTTGCACGTGATTTTACCTGATTTGCCCACCTGCTGTCAAGCATTTCTTTTGCTGCAGTTGGATAATCTTCTTCGTGAATAGCGTTCCACATCTTTTTAAACTTACACAAGCGTGGCACACCCATATTGAAAGCCATATCCATCAATATAAGCTGACGTACAGAGTCTAACCTGTCCACGCAAGGGTGCGCTTGTAACAGTTCTTCCTCAACAATCTGTACGTCATTTGTTGCTAGATAGACCGCATCAGCTTCGGTGATTCCATATTCATAGATGTGGTCAATAGTAGGAATGTCTAAAGCATCCAACTCTTCCTTGCTAATGCCACGGTCTTCTAGGTTTCGTCCGATACCAATAGTATCAATTCCAAGAGTGTCTTTGTACACTTGTAGCTTCAAGCCTTCGTGCTTGATTAACTCTTCAATAAAATGTTCTCTACGATATTTCATTTTTGTTCATGTCCCATCCACACCGCAAATGCACCAGTCATTGCACCAACTACTGTAGATACAAATGCTGTCTGCTGCGTAGTGGCTTCAGGACCAAGAGCCATGAACCACTGAACTACCTGATAACTCATAAACGTCATTGCCAGCATCATAAGGCGTGGCAGTATTTTCCACGCTAGAATCTTTTCCATTGTGTACGTCATTTTTTACCAAAGAATTTTGTAGCTGAACGTACGCCAAAAGAAGCCGCAACGATAACTCCAAGTGAGTACTGATACCATTGAGGCATTTCATTGAGCCTTGCGAAGCCATTACGTACTACATCTTCCATGCCGGGTACAAATGCCAGTATCAATGGGATACTGAAAAGAATAGTTAGCCACTCATCTTTCCAAGAGTTGGATGAGCCTCTAGCCATCTCCAAATCCCAGTCAATCTCACCAGTAGCTTTCTTCTGCATTACGATAGCTTCAGCTTCCGCTTTGGCTATACGTGTCTTTGCTTGTGCTTTCTTTTCTTCTACCTTGCCAGACATCCATGTGCCAGCAAGTTCTGCAATAGGTCCAATCAATAAATTAAGCATCACACACCTCTTCTGAACTGTGCAGTTTTCTTTTGTATCTTTTTAGGCTGGCTGACGAATTGCTTACCAGCACGAGTTCCTGCTCTTTTAGCAGCAGTGGTCGCTGCGTACTCTTGCGGCGATAACGCTTTGATGGCAGCGGTAGGAAGATAGCGTTCCCCTGTTTCACTGGATGGTCTGCCACTTTTAGTTGTCCACTTTTGCTTCGTCCAAGCCTTCAAACTTTTCTGTGGTGATTTTAATGTCATGAATAAGTTATACCACTATCCTACACAATTGTCAAGAGAAAAATTAAAAAGCCTACACCAGCGGCTACCATTAACCCAATACTAGCAGCAAGTTTTATACTGTCCATCATTTCTTGTTGACGCAGCATTGCCTCTCGTTTAGCTTTAGCTGCAGCTTCTTTAGCTTCACGTATACGCTTTGCTCTTTCATCTACAATGCTTTGCCATGTGCCGGGGCCAAACCTCATATCAACTAGGGTTCGCATCTCCTGCACTTTTTCTTGTGCTAGTCTTGCGTCTATTACTTCTTGCGCTACAGACTGAATACCAAACTGGTCGCCTATACTGGAACCAGATTTCTTAGACCGTTGCTGCTGTACTTGCTTTTCACCCTCAAGTAGATTGTCTACATACTTTGCAATATCGCCTATGTCGTTGGCTGTATTGATGGCAGATTTAATACCATCCACGGCACTCTTTACTAGTGCGATACCCGCAAGGGTTTCTGCAATCATCTCTTAGCCTCATTTGTTGGTTGGTTTGCATACGGCTATTATTTTAGTTGAGCCACCATCAGGTAGGGGTATAGACCGTTGTTGGGACAGTCTGGTGGCAAAGTACAGACATTTATCTATGTCTGCAAATCTTTGGGTTTGGTTTATTATCTGCGCACCCATGTAGACTACTAGGGTGAACTCTATCATTATGCTGCCAGTGCGGGATTACTAGCATCCAGTTGCATCCACTTAGACCACTCTGCGTAATAGTGGCGCATACCTACTTCATCATGGATTGTGCTATTCTCATGTCGTCCATGTAGAATGTTTCGGGGTTCGGTGCCTTCACGCATTGTAGTGCCTTGACCTGCGACACCAATCAGGTCTTCGTGTAAGTTTCTACCAAACGGTCCCCATATAGAGTTGTGGTGTTTGATACGAGTCTGTCTTTCTTCTTCCGTGTCTCTACGTAAACCGTAGCCACGAAACTCAATCAATACTTTGTTAGGTCCTAGTGGTGTTACGCTGTCACTGCGATAGGCACTGCCACGTAGGTTAAAGTTGTAACCGGGAAATAAGTCAACCATGTACCACTGGTTGGGCGGCAGATTGGGAAAAGATAACTCCCCCCTATCTTCAAATCCGTCATACTCTTCATAGTTCACGGTAAAGCTGCTGACGTTAACATGACCGTTATCAAAAGGAATATTCTTTCTAGCGAAATACTCATCATTAAATCCTGACACACGGTTGAAGTAATGCATGAAGTCGTGATAAAACTCTGAGTTAGTATCGTGCCACAGCTTGTAGTTTGTATCTATAATAGCCTTGTGATAATGAAATACTTCTAGTTCTTCTGTATCAATAGCATCTGCAATACAATCAAATGCTCCTGCAGTCCATTCATCTACGCTTTGTGTTGGATTAGGGTCTAGTGTCACCCAGACCATCTGCCCATGCTTTATTTCACAGTGTAGTTCTGTACCGTCTATAGATTGAGTGAGTGTACCAGCAGGTTGTCTAATTGCTGTATCTCTATAAGCACGAACACCATCATTAGTATTTACAGCAATTACAGGAACACCTGCAATGGTGGTTGTTCTAAAATTACCAGTGTCACGCATCTCACTGATGTGGCACATAGGCACCCAGACTTTGGAAAATATGTTTTCTTGTTCCTGCTCATATAGGCTGTGGTCTGAATATATTAAAGAGTTTATGTGTTCTACTTTAGGTTTCTTAGTCCAGTCTTTATGATTACGTGGTGCCATTAGTTTTTATATCCCCCACCTGCTTTTTTATATTCCAGCGCAAGTAACTGCGCTT